AAGACATACTTATCCTGTACAAATGTGGACAGCTTGGGTTAATGAGAAGAAGGGATTCCCTAACTATCGTTCACCAGAATGGATGGATTGGAAAGAAGAAAGGAGAATAAGAAAAGAATCAATTGAACATTTTAACAGTACTGGTATAAAACTAGACTACCAGTATAATAAAGAGGAAAGGGAGGTATTGAACTAATGTCTGAAATACAAAATGATCAAGAAGATCAAATCCAACCACAAGAGGTAGACTCACAAGAACCTTCAGGTATAGATGTACTTTCTCTACCAACTCCTGATGTTAATAACTACCCTTCACCATTCGGTGGACGTATAGGTAAAAGTTCTATTGACTTAACTCAGCCAGGTGCTAACGATAAAATGTTAGAAGAGTATAATGCTTACTGGCAGATGAGTAGAACAGATCCAACAAGAGAAGAATTAAAAGAGAAGTTTCATCAAACATACTATGGTATGAGTGCTGAGAAATTCAGAGAAGAAAAACAGAACTTAATGTACTCTGAATATAATCCAATAAAAAGATTAGATGGTATCTTCCAAACTTTATCTATACCTGGTATGGCTTATGCTGATTTTGCTACTGATGCATTAGGAACAGCAGTACCTGGTTTTGATAAACTAGATGATAGATGGGATGAAGCTACAGAATTTGATAATCCAGTAAGGCAGGGAACTAGAAATATACTTTCTGTAGTATTACCTGCTATACATACTGGTAAGTTTACTGCTGGTAAGCTCTCAGGTTTACCTAAAAACATGCCTTGGATACAAAAAGCATTGATAGGTACTGGAGCATTCAGTGCTCAAGAAACAGCTGTAATTGGTCTTAGTGATGTAGGTGAAGATCATAATGCTATGAGAGTATTAGCTGATGCAATACCTGGATTATTTGGATCTAAAGGAAGAATACCATTACCTGATTCAATAAAGACTTTAGATTCTGATAGCCCTGCAGTTAGAAAAAAGAAAAACATGTATGAAACTGCAGGATTAAGTGTTATTGGTTCTATACTTGGTGCATTCTTACATTTTAAAGGTAATCGTAAGGTAATGGATTGGATGCAACCAGTAGATGATTCTGCTTCTAAATATAAACAATTAAATTTACTTGATGAAGCAGAACCAGATAAACTGATTCGTATGCAAGAGATAAACGAAGTCTTATCTACTCAGCAATTAAGTAAACAAAATGAGAATATACTTATAGATGAATTAGAAACAATCAAAGATGAATTAGGTATTATTGATGATGTTGATCAAGCTGTAGGTAAAGATACAAAGCGTAGATTTAAAGAACAAGATGCTGCTTTTGAACGTAAGTCTAATATGGAGCAGTTAGATACATTTGATCCTGATTTAAACCCTGGTATATTAGATGAATCTGGAGAGGCAAGGCAAACTACACCTCCTGGTAATGTAGCTAGAAATATGGCAGATACTACAGCTATTAAGAATGGAGTATCAGAAGGTGATCCTGCACCTATTATAACAGAATCTATGAGAACAAAAGGTCTAATGGTTGGTCCTACTAGCCGTGGAGCTGTTATGGGTGTTGCTGAAGAAACTAGAGACATAGGTAGATTTAATGCTATAGTTGATGGATTTAGATTTAGTTCTAAACAAATGAATGCTGCAGCTTGGGATATCTATACAAGTATAGTAGATCCAAGTGTATCAGTTGATGATGTTAGAAATCTATTCTTAGAGAACCGAGATGTTAAGAATCTACTTATGGGTAGATTTAAAGTAGAACATATTAATGAAGAGCAAGCTAGAGCTGCTGCTTTCGCTATGAGAGATCTAGTAGATAGATTCTTAGGTAGAGAAGTTGCAGAATCATCAGCTAGAGCTATGGATACACTTGGTAGAGAAGCTTCAACACTAGCTGATTCTATTAAAGAGATGGCTCCATATGTTGATGATAATAGAGCTATGGATTTAATCATTGATAAGATAGAATTTCTTATGGATGAATATGCTCTTAATAAATATATCTCAGGTTGGAGTTTAAGGAATAAGAACTGGTTTGATCAAGTTCCTCCTAAAGAATTAGATACTGTTATAGATCAATTAACTAAAGAATTTACTTCTGCAGAGAATGCTATTCATGCTAAGAATATACGATTCACTAAAACTTTAAAAGAGTTAAAGAAGAATAATCCATTAGCAATGAGACCTTTAGTAGATGCTTTTGCACATACTAATGGTGATGTAGATTCCTTAGCTAAATTAAATAAATGGGCTGCTCAACAAATTACACCACTAGGGATGATAAAAAGTCCTGATCCAAAGCAATTAAACTTATTTGCTAGGGGTGCTTGGGGAGTTATATATAATAATGTACTTAGTGGATTATCAGCATTCAGAGCTGGAGTAGGTAATACTGCTCAGTTAATACTTAAACCTATTACTGGTGTATTAGGTCATGGTTTCTGGGGTATAGGTGATGGATTTGAAGGTTTAAAAAGAACATTATATTATAATGGAGCTGTATTTGAAACAAATAGAAGAGCTTTAAATGATGCTTTCACTATGATGAAGAAAGCTCATAAAGATCCAGATATGATGATCAAAGCTTATCGTAAGGATTTTGTATTTCAAGAAGATAAAGCTTGGGATATATTAGAAGAAATGAGAATCCTTTGGGAAGCTGAAGGTAATACAGGTAAGATAGTACAGTATGATATTGCAAAAGGATTAAAGCAGTTAGCTGCTCATCCAGCTATGCGATATGGTATGACAGGAATGGTATTTCCTGATGTCTTTACTTCTACTCATTTAGCACATTATCTATCTAGAGTTAGAGCTTATGATGATGTCTTTAGTGAATTTGGATTTGCTGATTGGACAAAGATTAATGCAGCAGAAGCTCAACATTATAAACAGTTCTTTGATAAAGAAGGTTTAATTAATGATAAAGTATTAAAATCAATAGCTGGTGAAGTACAGCTTAACTTAGATGATGGACTTGCTAATTGGATTAATCAAGGTACAACTGCATATCCAGCAACTAAGTTTATGTTAATGTTCCCTAGAACATCTAGTAACTATATTAAGAACTCATTATCTTGGACACCTATTTCATTAATACCTGGTATAAATAAATATAGTAAGACTATATATGCACAAACAGATGATGATATAGCTGAAGCATTATTAGAACATGGTATAGACATGGCTACTACACCTAATGCAGAAGCTATCTTTAAAAATCTAAGAGCAGAATATACAGGAAGATTAATGTTCAGTGGTTTATTAAGTGCTACTTTATTTAACTACGCTATGTCTGGTAATATCAGAGGTAACGGGCATTATAATGCTGCAAGACGTAGTAAAGAAAGAGATCAGTTTGGTTATGAACCAAAAACTATAAACCTTGGTGGTAAATGGGTAAGTTATAAAGGTATAATTGGAGTTGAACAAGTATTATCTATTATAGGTGATATGGCATATTATGCTAAAGATTTAGATGAATCTATACTATCTAATTGGCACGGAAAGCTTGCTTGGACTATCTCTGCTAGTTTCCTTAACGAGACTCCTTTGCAAGGCTTAGAACCGCTTATAGCAGCCTCTAATGGTGATTTAAGTGGATGGAATAGATTAATCGCTAACTCTCTTAGATCAATGATGCCATTATCTGGAGCTGCTGGTGTACTTAGTAATGCAATAACTTCTAGTCAAAAAGATTTACAAGGTGAAATCCATGAATATCTTATGAACAGAACTCCGCTATTATCTAGTAATTTACCAGAGCAAATAGATATATGGACAGGTAAACCTTTAAATGATATAGATAACCCATTCTTAAAGATACTTAATGCTTTAAGTCCTATTCAAGTAAGTGGTACAAGTGAACCATGGAGAGTATGGTTATTAGAAACAGGTTGGGATGGTATAAGTAGATTAAAGAAAGATTCTACTGGTTCATATGAATATTCTCCAGAAGAAAGAGAATTAATAAATAAATATATTGGGGAGCAGCAGATGTACAAACAATTAGAACGTTTAATGAAATCTAAAAGATATAAAAAAGAACTAGAATGGTTGAAAGTACATCGTAAAAGTAATGCTGACTTAGATAATGATAAAATACAATTACAAAAAGACAAATTACCTATATATAAAGAAATAGATAATATTGTCAGACAAGCACAGATTATTGCAGAAAGAAGATTAATTGAATCTAGACCTGATATAGCTAATATAATCTTAATGCAACAGGCAACTAATCAATTAATGAACCAAGGTGATGTACCTGGTGCTGCTAAATTACAGAAAAAAGAATTAGAAACCCGACAATTACTACAAATGTCTAAATAACACATTATGGCTGTTACAGAAGCTTCGTTTACGGGTAATGGCTCCACCACCCAATACCCATTTACATTTCCATATCTAAAGTCAACTGACGTACAAGTACAGGTTGACGCAACCGTGACTACTGCATGGACTTTTGCCAATGCTACCACGGTACAATTTAATACTGCTCCCTCTAGTGGAGCCAAAATCAAAATACTTAGAAAAACGAACGTTGATAATTTAACAGCTACCTTTTATGCAGGGTCAGCTATTAAATCTGAGGATTTGAATGATAACTTCACCCAGAACTTATATAGTACACAAGAAACAAGTAATAGAGCATTTGAAGCTACTGGTGGTACTCTTACTGGAGACCTTACATTAGGAGAAGATGTTACTCTTACATTTGAAGGTGCTACAGATAATGCTCATGAGACTACTCTTACTGTAGTAGATCCTACAGCTGACCGTACAATTACTTTACCTAACGTAACAGGTACTATTGTAACGACTGGAGATACAGGTACAGT